TGATCAAATCTGTTCTCGCAGCTGCCGCTGCTGCACCTTTCATGGCGACCGCTGCTTTTGCAGGTCCCTACGTCAACGTTGAAGCTAACAGTGGTTTCACTGGCAGCAACTACTCTGGCACCAACATCGACACTCATGTCGGTTACGAAGGTGCTCTGGGCGAATCCGCTGCTTGGTATGTCCAAGGCGGTGCTACCATCGTCGCTCCTGACGGTGGCGCTTCTGACACCGTTCCTTCGGGCAAGGCAGGTATCTCTGCTGGTCTGACTGACCAACTGTCTGCTTACGGCGAAGTCAGCTTCGTTGGTTCGGGCGTTGCTGGTGTTGACCGTAGCTACGGCACCAAAGCTGGTCTGAAGTTCGCCTTCTGATAAATAGAACGAGACCTTTCGTGCGGTCTCTCTACAAGTCGGAACACCCAATTGGGACTCTTCGGAGTCCCTTTTTTATTCTAGAGGTATTATGAATTTTCAAGTATATACAAGAACTGGTTGCCCTTATTGCACACAAATTAAACAAGTATTACAAGGAAAAGGATACTCCTTTACTGAAAAACAACTTAACAGAGACTTTACTCGTGAACAGTTTTATGCTAAGTTTGGTACAGGCAGCACATTCCCTCAAGTTCTGTTAGACTCTAAAAAACTTGGCGGTTGTACAGATACTGTCAAGTATCTACGGGAACAAAAACTCATCTAAATAATCTTGAGTTCAAAACATAAGGAGGGTTGGTTTCCATATCATTGTAAACTGTTAAAAGGGGGAAACCATGTTAATCGCACTATCAGTTTTAGTTACCATCGGCGCATTCATTCTCGGCATCACCGTTTCATGGTTGGCAAAAGGTTACGTTGAAGACTTTATCGAAAACGCTGCTTATGCCAAGTCAGTCACACATCCAGAAATGTTTGATGAAGATGGTAACATGTTACATGACGAACTTATCTACATCAGACCAGACACACAGTATTGGACTGAGTTTGAAGATGAAGATGATGAAGAATGATTAAAGGAGTTAATTATGGCTACACGATCGATTGAAAATAGCAACTCTAGGTTGCTTATTAGTGAGGTCTTACGAAAGGTCTCTAATGCAAAAACAAAACAAGAAAAAATTGACTTGCTTCGCAAGCACAACAGCACTGCACTTCGTCAACTGTTGATTATCAACTTCGATGACAGTGTTATTTCTCTGCTTCCAGAAGGTGATGTTCCTTACACTCCCAACGATGCACCTGTAGGTACAGACCACTCTCGTCTTGAGCAAGAGTATCGTGGTTTGTATCGCTTCTTCAAAGGTGGTATGAATTTACCTGCTCTAAAACGAGAATCTATGTTTGTGCAGCTTCTAGAGGGGTTATCTGCTGAGGAAGCAGAACTTCTGGTTCTTGCCAAGGATGGACGCATGAATGACAAGTATAAGCGCATTACTAAAGCAGTTGTATCTGAAGCATTCCCCAGCATTGAATGGGGAGGTCGTTCCTAATGTTAGGTGAAGTATATGACGGTGCATTAAATGGGAAAAGGTATTAAAATGATTCATAAGGATTGTGACCCATCTCTTTCTGAAGATAGGTCACTTCCTTACACTGCATACATGGTTGAATACCTGCAAGATGGTGTGACTAAGTTTGATATATGCTCTGCAAACAAAAGAGTAGATATCTTCGACCATTATTGGGACTTGTATAGACATGACCTAATTAGTATGACACAAACAGAAGGTAGAGTGAATCCTAAACTATGGCAAAATCCAGCGGATCAAAAGAAAAAGAAAACCAAATGACGGTTTACTTTGATAAGCGTGCTTTCGAGCAGCAAGATGAAGAAGAACAGCAAGCAATTGAGGAGAAAGAAAAGCAAGAAGCAGCAGTAAAAGCGGTTGCTACATTGGTTGCTTTCTTTGCTAAACCTGCTATTCTTATGCTATTATGGAACTGGTTAATGCCAGGTATCTTTGGTCTTGCTGCCATCGGTTACTTCAAAGCATTTGGACTGTATCTAATTTCACGAATTTTATTTGATAAGAATGACTAAAGTATGTCTTGTCTCTGTTACTCCTGATGCAGAGAAAACTATCGGGTATGTTGCTCGTGTGAGTAATCCCGCTAATCAGGAGAATGAAAAGATTTCTGGACTGCTTAAGTATTGTATTAAGCACCAGCACTGGAGCATCTTTGAGCAAGCACATATGACCCTGGAGATTAATACTACCAGGGCAATCGCAGCTCAGATTCTACGTCACCGTTCGTTCACCTTCCAAGAGTTTTCCCAACGCTATGCAGATTCGTCTCTGCTTGGTGATGAGATTCCTCTGCCCGAACTTCGTCGTCAGGATACTACTAATCGTCAGAAGAGTATCGATGACCTTGACCCTTTCATCAAACAGAAGTTTGAAATCTGGATGCAGTATCACTTCAAGCAGACGATGGATGTCTACAAGGAGATGCTGGATGCTGGCGTGGCAAAGGAATGTGCTCGCATGATTTTGCCTATGGCAGTGCCTACCAGAATCTACATGACGGGTTCTGTACGCTCCTGGATGCACTACATTGACCTTCGCACTGGTCATGGCACCCAGCAGGAGCATATGGACGTTGCAGAGATGTGTAAGAAGCATTTCATCTGTCAGTTCCCCATCATCTCAGAGGCACTTGAGTGGTGCCCTGAGGGCGATTGCGGGTGCTCCCAGCACCTTGACGAGTGCAACTGCATACAACCGTCTCTGAGGATTGACTGATGTACGAAGAACTAAATTGTTTTGAAGAAGCCCTCAAGCACTTTGGAACTCGGGTTGATGTACTTATTGCGATGGAGATGGCACGGAAGTTATCACCCGAAGAAGCGTATCAGCGTATCAAAGATGAACTGAAGGAAGTAAAGAAGTGCCGTAAACTATTCAATAAAGAGGAGTGCTAAACATGCCCACATACCCTGTAATAAATAAGGTCACGGGGGAGAAAAAAGAACTCTCCATGACCATGAAAGAATATGATACCTGGAGGGAAGAAAATCCTGACTGGGATAAAGATTGGATGGCAGGTGTTGGTGGGGTAACCTACGGACAGCCCAAACAATCTGACGGATTCAAAGAAGTCATGACCAAAGTGCAAAAAGCACACCCCCGAGCAAACTTGAGTCGTTTTACTTGATATGCCAAGAGCACGTAAAAGGAATACTACGAGTAATCCTGTTTCTAACATGACTGCTAAGCAGATTCGGAGAAAGAAACCGATTGATAAGTCCTACATGGTGCCTATCAATCCTTTGACTCCCAATCAGGAAACTGTTTTTGAACAGTATGGTTTAGGTCAAAATCTTTTACTTCACGGTGCTGCAGGAACTGGTAAGACTTTTATCACGCTCTATCTTGCTTTACAGGAAGTGCTTGACGAAAGTACACCTTATGATAAGATATACATTGTAAGGTCTCTTGTACCTACCAGAGAGATTGGTTTCCTTCCTGGAGACCATGAAGATAAGTCAGCACTTTATCAGATTCCATACAAGAACATGGTTCGATACATGTTCAGTATGCCTGATGATAATTCGTTTGATATGCTTTATGACAACCTCCGAGCCCAAGAAACTATTTCTTTTTGGAGTACTTCTTTTATTCGTGGAGTTACTCTTGATAATGCGATTGTCATTGTTGACGAGTTCTCTAACTTGAACTTCCATGAACTCGATTCGATGATTACTCGTATCGGTGAAGATTCTAAGATTATGCTGTGTGGTGATATCACTCAGACTGACCTTGTAAAAGAGAACGAGAGGTCTGGTATTGCAGACTTCATTAAAATTTTGCAGAACATGCGAGAGTTTACTTGTGTAGAGTTTGGTATCGAAGATATCGTTCGCTCTGGACTGGTCAAGTCTTATCTGCTTACAAAGTATAATATGGGATTCTAATGTTTAATTTTGTTGATGTCGTCCTCAATAATCATGTTGAGGTCGAACCTGTGACTAAAGATGGTACTCGTTTCTACCCCATTCCTGGGGCAGATAAATATTATCCGAGTGTAACCTCTATCACATCGTTTAAGAACGCGCAGTTCTTTGCCGAATGGCGAAAAAGAATAGGTGAAAACGAGGCAAATCGAATTACTGCTAGAGCAACACAGAGAGGCACTGCCTTTCATGCACTAACAGAAGACTATTTCAAAGGTGAACTGGACATCAACAAATACTTGGAAAATAATCCATTATCTGTTAGAATGTTTCAATCAGCAAAGTCTACGTTGAATCGTATTAATAATATTCATTGCTTGGAGACTTTCTTATACTCTCATTATCTCGGTTTAGCGGGTCGAGTAGACTGCATTGCTGAATTCGATGGTGAGTTGGCAGTAATCGATTTCAAAACCTCAACTAAAGAAAAGAAAGAAGAGAACATCGAGAACTATTTTGTTCAAGAGACTGCATATGCAGCGATGTTCCTAGAGCGTTCAGGTTTAGAGGTAAAGAAAATTGTCACACTTATCGCCACCGAAGAAGGAACTATTCAAGTGTTTCAGAAGTACAATCTTGATGACTATTTACAATTACTTAAATCCTATATCGAAGAATTTGTTAGGGGACAAGTCCATGCCTGATAAACAATTAGAGGATAAGTTTCTAACTCCTACCAAATTCTCTCAAGAAATTGAAAGGTTGGTTAAAAGGAGTAATGGTTTAATTACATACATTGAAGCAGTCGTAACATACTGCCAAGAAAATGAAATTGAATTAGAAACTGTTCCTAAGTTGATGTCAAAACCTTTAAAAGAACGCCTTAGGCACGAGGCAGAACGCCTCAATTATATGAAACAACGTTCTAGAGGAGTATTGCCACTGTGACTGGATTTGAAGTGTATAAAATGTACCTTGCATTAAAACAACACTTCACTAAAGATAATTATGATTATGTGAAATACAGGGGCAAAGTCACTGCCTCTGAAAAATCATTTGAAGAACGTCGTGACAGATACTTCTTCAAGAAATTGGCGACAAAGTATGGGGACAAAGAAATCCTCAATTACTTTGTCGCCAATTTTATTTCTGACCCTAGAGGGTACATAAAATCTTTTAGTGATGATATCTACACTCGTTGGAAGGTATATCAAGAGTCTTTCTCTTATAAATTTAAACAGGATGTCGATTCTCTTTTAGAAGATGTCGTGCCCCCTTACGAACAATCCTTCGATAGTATTTTCACTATTCGTAAGGGACAACATCCCCCTATCCTGAAGAAATATTTGTCTCAGGAGATAACATTAGAAACACTGGTTGTATTTGAACACTGTCTAGGATTTGTTGAACGTTTTGATTCATCGCTGAGCGACCCAATCTGGAAACAAACTAGGAATAGTATATTGAAGTATAGACCTTTTATAGAAATTGATTGTAAGAAATACAGAGGTGTTATTTTAGACACTATTAGGAGAAAGGTATGAGTTTTTTCAAGTCGGAACAAGTTCAAGAGAACTTGCAAGATATTTTCAACACCTATCAAGAAGTTGCATCAATGACTTCACAACTGGGGTCGATGAGTAAAAAAGAAAAGTTAGAACACATTGAAGACTGTAAGGTTCTCATTGACAAACAGAAAACATTTTACACTCGTCTCTGTCTGGCATCGTATGAGGATGCAGAGGCAGCAGACATGAAGACACGCATCAATGCCCTGTCTAATGCCTTTGGGTATCGTGACCTCGCTGAGTGCATGGATGCCATGGTAGAGACACTTGAACAAGCGGCACAGAAGGAGGTTGACCGCGACTAAATAATGTGCTATCCTTACAGGGTAGTCAACCAATACAACTACACACAACTAATACGGAGAATACGATTATGTCTTTTGCATCTCTCAAAAAAGCGTCTGCCGCTGGTAACACTTTCGCCAAACTGACGCGAGAGATTGAAAAACTGAACCAGCCCGCTGCTGGTTCTTCTGCCGACGAACGTTTCTGGAAACCTGAAATGGACAAGTCTGGCAATGGTTATGCTGTTATTCGATTCCTGCCTGCTCCCGATGGGGAGGAAATGCCTTGGGCAAAGGTCTGGAGTCATGCCTTCAAGGGTCCTGGTGGACAATGGTACATCGAGAATTCCCTGACTACTCTCGGTAAAGATGACCCTGTGGGCGAACTGAACCGCGAACTGTGGAACAGTGGTCGTGATTCTGACAAGGAGATTGCTCGTGCTCAGAAGCGCAAACTGTCCTACTATGCTAACATCTATGTTGTGCAAGACCCTGCACATCCTGAGAACGAAGGTCGTGTGTTCCTCTACAAGTTTGGCAAGAAAATCTTTGACAAACTGACTGAAGCAATGCAACCTGCATTTGCTGACGAGACTCCTATCGACCCCTTCAACTTCTGGAAGGGTGCTGACTTCAAACTGAAGATTCGCAAGG